AGAGAATAAAATAATATACATACAACTATGTTTTTACCAAACCAAATTAACTACAAGCGAGATATTACAACTTAATAAAAAGTTTGCAGCAGATAATTTAATAGTAGGTGATAGTGCAGAACCAAGATTAATAACAGAACTTAGTAGAGATTGTAATGTAGTGCCAGCAATCAAAGGTCAAGGTAGTATTACTTTTGGTATTAGTTTACTACAAGATTATGATTTAGTAATTACTGAAGATAGTACAGAATTAATAAAAGAGTTTAACAATTACTGTTGGTTAGAAAAGAAATCACAAACACCAGTAGATAATTTTAATCATGCTATTGATGCGCTGAGGTATGCAGTTAGCTACCAATTACAGAACCCTAATTTAGGAGAATATTACATTTATTGAAGCGGTGCTTTAGCCCCCCTTAAGCATTTAGATAAGATAAGAAAAGATAAGATGAATATAGGTAAAGAATTAAGAGAACATAATAAGTTAGTTGAGGAGCTTTTAGAATTAGCAACTATAATTACACAACAATTAAATAAACCTAAATTAGATTTAGAAGAAAGTATAATTGAAGAAATAGGTGATGTTAAATACAGATTAGAACAAGTTGAGAAATATTATGATTCTGATAAGATAAAAAAACAAGTATTATTTAAGAAAAATAAAAATAATTAAAAAAAAAGTTTAAAAAAGTTTTTTTATTTATAAATATATTTATATATTAGCATTGTAATTAATTAAAACCAAAACAAAATGAAAAATTATAAAACACTTGACAAAAAAACAGCAAAAACAATTCAAGATTTATTTATTAATAAAAAAATAACATCAGATCAAGCAATACAATTAATTAAAAATCTTACAAAGTAAGATAAAAATACCAAGAGGCAGCCGAGTCTTCGACAGCGTAAGTCCTCAGAAATTAAATAGCTACTTTAAAAGGTAGCTTTTTTTTATTATATTTACAAAGTAAAATTTAGTTAGTTAAAATTACGTTTTGGTTTAAAGTAGGTACTTGCAAAAGAGCATTGCCTACTTTTTTTTTATATTTGTATATAACGATTCACTAATTTAAACGTTTATATATAAATGAAGTTAACTATTAATATACCCGAACAATTAAGTGAAGTTACTTTAAAGCAGTATCAAAAGTGGTTAAAGATTGCTGAGGGTAAAGAACTGGATTCATTTCTACAACAAAAGATGGTAGAGATATTTTGTAATGTACCATTAAAACAAGTATTACAAATAAAAGCATCTGATATAAACAACATCTGCGAAGAACTTACAAAACTATTTAATAATGAACCTAAGTTCATAGATAGGTTTACATTAAACGATAAAGAGTTTGGTTTTATACCAAAGTTAGATGATATTAGTTTTGGTGAGTATGTAGATTTAGATACTTACCTTGCAGATTGGGAGTTAATGCACAAAGCAATAGGTGTTTTATTTAGACCAATAGTATTTAAGAAGAAAGAAAAGTATTTAATAGAAGATTACGAAAGCTCTGATAAATACGATATGTTAGAAACTACTTTAGATATTGTATTTGGAGCGATAGTTTTTTTTTACAGTTTAAAGAACGAATTACAGAAAGTTATCCTGAATTATTTAGCAACACAACAGGAGATAGAGCTACCTCAGCATCTGCGGGATTCGCTGCTAAGTGGGGTTGGTATCAATCCATATACGGACTTACTCAAGGCAACATCCTTAAATACAATGAAATTACCAAATCAAAACTACATACCTGTTTAATGCACTTAGCATTTGAAAAAGATAAATATGAACTTGAACAACAGATGTTAAAAAGAAGCCAACGATGACAAAGGATGATATATTAGAAGAATTAACACGCAGAGATTTATTAGTTGAAAATAAACATATTATTCTTGTAGATGGCTTTGAAGAAGCGTTTTTAGGTTGTACTGTTAGTAATCCAATTAAGGCTGTTTACGATTACTGGATATGTTTAGATTTATTAATACAACGTGACAAAATGGATTTTGATAATGCGATTGATAGTTTAGATGAATTTATTAATCAAGATTTAGGAGAAAGCACACCAACTTATATGAAAGTAATATGAATAGTTTTTATAATATAATAGATAAAATAAAACAAGTAGTAGAAGCAGAACCATTTAATAATGAAATTACATTTGGTGATATAGCTGATATAGATTTAAAGAAACAAAGTTTATTTCCATTAGCTCACATAATGGTAAATAATATGAATATAGAAGAACAACACGTTACTTTTAATATTACTTTATTTTTAATGGATTTAGTAGATGTAAGTAATGAACCAGATACTACTTTATTTTTAGGTAATGATAATAGGCAAGATATATTAAACACACAAGCAGCTTTGGCTACAAGAGTAATACGAGTATTACAAAAAAGTGATTTGTATAAAGATCAATTCCAGTTATTAGGCACAGCAGCTTGCGAACCGTTCACAGAAAGATTTGATAATATGCTTGCTGGTTGGGCTGTTACTTTTGATGTTGGTGCTAAAGATGAAATGACATATTGCTAATGAGTGAATTTAGAAAAGCATTAGAAAAATACGCAAAGTATGTTATACAACAATCACGTAGTAATTTAACACGTGGCAAAAACAATGCTTCTAAACAACTATACAATAGTTTAGAGTATAATATTAAAGGTGATAAAGTTTCTTTTCTTAGTGAAGATTATGGCCAGTTTGTAGATAAAGGTGTTAAAGGTGCAAAATCTACATATCCAGAAAGCTCAGCAAGTCCATTTAAATACACTACTAAACAACCACCAAGCAGAGTATTTGATAAGTGGAGTATTAGAAAAGGAATAGCACCAAGAGATAAAGAAGGTAGATTTATAAAAAGACAATCACTAAATTTTTTAATTGCAAGAAGTATTAAAAACAAAGGTATTAGAGCAACATTATTTTTTACTAAACCGTTTGAGCGTGGTTTAGATTTATATGGAGATGAAATAGTTGCTGGATTTTTAGAAGATAAATTAGAATTACAATGAGTACAATAATTAGAACAAGATCACCATTTTTCATAAGAACGCCACAAGTAACTGGAAGTGATTTAAACAACCTAAGCTACTTTCAAATAACTATCAGCATATTTAGTGGTTTAAGTACATCAACAACTCCTTGTGATGATGTTGCAGTTTCTTATCAATTACAAAAAAAACCATTAGGAACAGAAGGTTCTGTAACTGTAGACATTAGTGAAATAGTAAATGACCAGATAGAACAAATATTTACAGGTACTTATTCAGCATCTTCTGCAAAAGCTTCTGTTTGGGTAACAGTAACAACATCAGCAAGACAATCAGATGGCACTATAATAGGATCAGCTACATCAAACACTTATTTAGCGCAAGAAGGTTTTAATAAATTTAAAGAAGGAGTAAACTATACTACAGAACCAATTGCAATGATAAGTGGTTCTTATATTCAATATGATAGAAATGGAACAGCTACTATTCCAGTAAATGTAGAAAGAGTTGTTTCTGTTCAATGGAGAGATGGAACAAGTGTAAGAGAAACAGATACATTTTCAGATAATGGTAACTCTAACCAAAAAATACAATATGCACAATTTACAAATACAACATTATTAGATAATGCTTTAATAACTTACGATGGTGAAAATACTACATCGATAACATTAGAGCCAATAGAAGAATGTAAATTTCCAGTACATAAAATAACTTTTGTTAATAGGTGGGGAGCAATGCAAGATTTATTCTTTTTTAAAAAATCTATAGAAAGTTTAGAAGCAAGAAGAGAAAATTTTAATGCAAGTATATTTAAAGCAAGAACAGTATTTTTATCAGAAGGTGAATCACCAGAAAGCCCTTGTGAAACTAATATAGTCTACAATACTTACTCAACAACAGCACACGCAAAGAAAACTTTTAATGCCAATGCAACAGAATCTATACAACTAAACTCAGGTTTTGTTAACGAATTAATGAATCCATATTTTGAGGAGTTAATGGTTAGTGAGTTTGTATGGTTAACAGATTCTAGCAATGTAGTTTATCCAGTTAATTTAAAAGAAAGCTCATTTACTTTTAAAACAGGCCTAAACGATAGATTAATAAATTATACTATGAACTTTGAAAAATCTTTTGATTTAGTAAACAATATTAGATAATGCAGAAGATTATTCTATACATACAACCACAGCTAAGAAGCACTACAACTACACAGGATTTTGTAAGGGTTGATTTAATGGAGGAAGGCATTATAGAATTAACTCAAGTCATTCAAGATATAAAAGATATTGAAAAGGTATTTACTGATTATTCAAGAACATTTAATTTACCAGCAAGTAAAACAAATAATAAGATTTTTAAGCATTGGTATAATCCAGACATTGATGGTTTTGATAATCAAATATTTTGTAATGCAAGAATTGAATTAAACCACCTACATTTTAAGTTTGGCAAAATAAAGTTGGAACAGGTTGTTATGAAAAATCAAGTTGCTTCCATGTATAAAGTAACATTTTTTGGTAATACCTTAACATTAACAGATTTAATTGGTGAAGACAAACTTGAAAATTTAAATTGGCTCAACAACTTTAATTTTACAACATCTAACTCAGTAGTTAAATTTGGTTTAGAAAATGGATTAATACAAACTGTAGGTAGTGTTACGTATGTAGACACAATTATTTATCCATTAATAGCACATTCACAAAGTTTTATTTATGATACAACTAATAATCAAGATAATGGTTTAAATATATCTACTGGAGAAGAAGCGCAAAATCTTGGTAAAAGAGGTGTGTTTCCAGATGATTTAAAACCAGCAATTAGAGTAACTGAAATTTTTGAAGCAATAGAACAAAAATATAATATTCAATTTAAAACTTTTTATGATGATGGTTTTTATGATACAGCACTAAATAATTTATATATATGGCTACATAGAAAAAAGGGGCAGCTTGAAGTTGAAAAGCAAAGACTTGTTAATGATGAAAGTTTTGGTTGTTTTTCTAGTACTATAAATTGTAATCATTTTACAGATACAAGCGTAAAACCTCATTTTAATAATGGAACGTATGTTTTCATAGATACAAACACACATTTCTTACCAGAATCATTTATATATGAAACAAAAGTAATTCCAACTAACAACAGCATAGAATATAGTATAGAAATTTATGAAGAAAATTCTGGTAGTGTTGTGTCAAAAATAGAATCTGTTACAGGCACAAATTCAATTTCAGTAGGGTATGGAAGTGGCGGAACTAATGTAGTTTTACCAAATACAGAATATAAGCTATCTACTAGAGTTAAATCAGATTCTTTTATAACTTTTGGACTTGAAATTGATATAACACACTCTGTTTATAACACATCTTTAAATAGTGGTACAGGTGGTTATGAAACATACACAGCAAACTTTCAAAGTAATTCAGCAACTATATCATTAAGTGCAACAGTTTTTATTACAGACCATGTTCCAGATATTAAAGTAATTGATTTTCTAAAAGCTATTTTTAGAATACATAATTTGACAGCTTTTTTAAATTTCAATGGAGAAATTGTTTTGCAAAAATTAGATGATTTTTATGCTGGTGGTGATACATTTGACATAACTCCATTTGTAAAAACAAATGAGCACACTGTAGGTGCAACAGTTCCGTTTAGTGAAGTAGATTTTGAATATGCAGAACCAAAAAGCATATTAGCGCAACAATTTTTTAATGTCAATAATCAAAAATATGGTGAATTAAATTATGTGTCAGATTCATCAAAAAGTAACATATATCAAATCAAAATACCTTTTGAACACATGCTATTTGAAAGGCTACAAGACAAAACAAGTGGTGCATTAAGCACAGTACAAGTTGGTAGTTTTTTAAATGAAGAACTTGAGCCAAGTATAGGTGAGCCACTTTTATTTTATGGCATTTACCAGCAGAACCAAGATAATATTAATTTTTGTGAAAACACAAGGCCAGCTACTTATGGTGCTTTAGCAGATACTTCAGGCAGTAACTCTACTATAAATGATTACTGGATACCGAGTGTGTGTAGTTCTTTAGGAACAAGTTCTACAGCACCTACATTCAATCTAAATTTTGGTAGTGAAATAAACACTTATACACTAACAGATTATGGTGGTAACAACAATAGTTTATTTCAAAGTTATTACACTAATTACATCACAAGAGTATTTAACAAAAGAACCAGAATATTTAAGTTTAATGCAATACTTCCGCTAAAAGTTTTATTGAATCTAACCTTAGATGATTTAATTGTAATCGGTACTAGAGCTTATACAATAAATAAAATGACTACTAAACTACAAAGTGGTGAAACCAGTTTTGAACTATTAAATGAACCATCATGAAAACAATATTAGAAGCATTAGAATTCTGTAAAGAGAATAATTTATATGATGAACATATTAAAATTGCATTAGGTATTAATAAAGCACCTGAATCATTTAAAGAAGTATTTAACTATTTAAGATTAAAAAAATGATAACCAAGATAATTGAAATAATTACGAAAACAGATAAAGCAGAGAAAGATATAAAAAATGTTTCTGATGGTGTAGAAAAAGTTAATGATGGTTTAGAAACTACAAACAAAGAAACTAAAAAATTAGGTCTATTAGGGAAAGGATTTGCAGCAGCTAAAAAAGGTGCTTCTGGTTTTGGAGCTGGTTTAAAAACTATTGCTTCAGGTGCTGGTATATTTACTATAATAGCATTAGGATTAGATAAGTTAAAAGAACTATTTCAATCTAACCAAAGAGTAGTTGATACTTTTAATATTGCTTTTGAAGCTTTATCTATAGCTTTTAATGATTTCTTCAATTTTATAAGTGATAATGTAGGTGCAGTATCTCAGTTTTTTAAATCTATTTTTGATGACCCTCTTGGTTCTGTTAAGTCATTAGGTATAGCAATAAAAAATAATATTATAGAAAGAGTTAAATCAGCTCTTGAAGTTTTTGGTTTATTAGGTTCAGCAATAAAAAAAGTTTTTTCAGGTGATTTTGATGGAGCAATACAAGATGCTAAATCTGCTGGTAGTGAATTTGTAGATGTTTTAACTGGAGTAGATGATACAGTAGGAAAAGTTACAGAAGTAGTTAATGAAGCCATACCATCTATAACAGAATATGCTAAATCTACAATAGCAACTGCTCAAGCTAACATAGAACTTAAAAATTCTGCTGAACTTGCTTCTGTTGCCAATCAAGGATTAATAGAAAAATTTGATTTACAAGCTGAATCATTAAGGCAATTAAGAGATGATGAAAGACTAAGCATAGAAGAAAGAAAAAAAGCTAATGATGAATTATTATTGGTTTTAGATCAGCAAGAAAAAGCAATGCTGGAAAACGCTCAAATATCATTACGAGCAGCACAAGCAGAACTTGCAAAAGACAAAAATAATATTGAATCTAAGAAAGCTGTAATGGAAGCTGAAAATGAATTAGCTGCTGTTAGAGCGCAAGTAGCTGGTTTTAGAAGTGAACAGCAAGCAAACGATTTAGCACTAAGTAAAGAAGAATTAGAAATAACTAATTCTAAGTTAGAAGCAGATAATAAAATTGCAATTGAAAGAAAAAGAATAAATGCAGAACAGATTGAAGACAATATACAAAGACTTGAAAAGCTTAAAGAAATAGATGCTGAGGAAAGAGAAATAGAATTAAAAAGACTTCAGTCAGTTATTGATACTGCTAATAATGGAACACAAGCAAAAGTAGATGCAGAGATAGCTTTTAATGAAGCCAAATTAGAATTTGATAGACAGGGAATAGAAAGAGATAAAGAAATAGCAGAAGCTAAAGCAGTTATTGAAAAACAAATAACAGATGATAAAATAGCTAATGATGAAAAACAAAAAGAGTCTGATAATAACAAAAAACAAGCACAAATAGATAATGCTAATGCTGTTTTAGATGCAACAAGTTCTACTTTGAGTTCTATAGGTCAAATTGCTGATGCTTTTGCACAAGGTGATGAGGATAGAGCAAAACAAGCTTTTAACATCAATAAAGGGATTGGTATAGCTCAAGCAATAATTTCTACTGCTCAAGGAATTATGAATGCTTATACAAATCCAGTTGATGTAGCAAGTGGTGTAGCATTTGCAAAAAGTATAGCAATAGGTTTAGCTGGAGCAGCACAAGTAGCAACTATTTCAAGCACACAATTTAATCCTTCTGGTGGCGGAGGTTCAGCTCCTTCAACAAGTACAGGAGGAGGAGCAGCAGCAACTTCACCAACTCAAGCACCATCTTTCAATGTTGTGGGTCAGTCTGGATTTAATCAAATTGCTGGTGCATTAGGGCAACAAGAACCAGTACAAGCCTTTGTAGTAGCTGGAGATGTTACTACAGCCCAAGAACTACAAAACAATACAATACAACAAGCAACTTTTTAAAATAAAAAACATGGATATAGTAGAATTAATATTAGACGAAGAAAACGAAGAAATGGTTGGAATCGAAGCTGTTTCAATAGTTTCACAACCAGCCATAGAAGAATCATTTGTAGCATTATCAAGTGATAAAATTAAACTGGCTAAAGTAGATGAAGAAAAGCGTATAGTAATGGGTGCTGCCTTAGTACCTAATAAAATGATATTTAGAAAACGTAATGAAACTATGTTCTATGTGTATTTTTCTAAAGAAACTATAAGGAGAGCAAGTGAATTGTTTTTTCAAAAAGGCAATCAAAGCAATGCAACTTTAGAACATCAAATGAAAGCTAATAACCTAACTGTAGTAGAAAGCTGGATTGTAGAAGATGAAGAAAAAGATAAATCTGCTATTTATAATTTGGATTTACCTGTTGGCAGTTGGGTAATTTCTATGAAGATAGAAGATGATGAATTATGGCAACAAATTAAAGAAGGTAAAAAATACACTGGTTTTAGTATAGAAGGATATTTTGCAGATAAAGCACAAATTAGAAAACCAGATACTAAAGCAGAGATGGCGGCTATTGAAGAAGAGGAAGCTGAATATATGCTTAGTAACATAAAAGCACTAATTAAGAAAGATGGCAGAACCAAATCTGGTAAAAAGATAACATTAGAAACATTTAATGATTATCCACAAGCAGTTAGTAATAATGCCAAACGTGGTATTGATCTAAACAACAAAGTAAATAATAAATGTGCAACTCAAGTAGGTAAAATTAGGGCGCAACAATTAGCACAAAAAGAAAATATAAGTAAAGAAACATTAAAAAGAATGTACAGCTTTTTAAGTAGAGCTGCTGAATATTACGATGAAGGAGATAATGAAGCCTGTGGAACTATTAGTTATTTATTGTGGGGTGGTAAAGCTGGTTTAAGATGGAGTGAAAGCAAACTTAAAGAACTTGGTGAAATTAATTTAGCTTCTATGCTGGTAGATGACAACTTTGCAATCATTGATGATAGGTTAGCATATAGTACACAAGAAAAAGCTGAAGAAATGGCTAAAAATATAGGCTGTGAAGGTTTTCACATACATGAATTTGAAGATAAAAAATGGTATATGCCTTGTGAAACACACGAACTTAAAAAATATAAATGTCCAGAAGGATATGTAAAAGATTATGTAAAACATAAATGTGTTAAAAAAAAAAGAAGCTATGCAGAAGTAGGTGAAAGAGGTGGCATAAAAAAATCACCTAAAGCACCAGCTTCTGGAACACCAAATAAAAATCCTAAAGGTAAAGGAACTGCTAAAGGAGATGCTTCAACAAGTAGAGGCGCCAAAGTAAGTAAACAAGACGAAGCGGCACTACAGAAAAAAGCTGATGATTTTAATCAAAGGTATAAACAAAAGTTAGGTTATGGAGTTACTATTGGACAATTAAAAACTGTTTTTCAACGTGGGTTAGGTGCATTTAATGTATCACATTCACCAAGAGTAACCTCAGCTAAACAATGGGCATTAGCAAGAGTAAATGCCTATTTATACTTAGTAAAAAATGGTAGGCCACAAAACCCTAAATATGTAGGCGATTTTGATCTATTACCAAGTAAACATCCTAAATCACCAAAAAATAAATAATATGAAAAGTAAAAAATTTGTAACACCAAGTAGAACATCACCTAAAAACACTAATAGGGGTTGTTTGTGTCCAGATGGCAAAAGATATAGTAGAAAGTGCTGTGATGGTTCATTACAAGCGCAAGGTATAGGCTCTATTACTGGTAGTAATTAAAAAAACATTAAAAAAAATATAACACTTAACGTTTTCAAACGTTTATAGATATATACTCAAATTATGAAAGCAAACGAAATACTAAACAAAATAAAAAATATTGTTGGTGAAAAAGTTGAACTTTCTGAAGAAAAAATAGAAATGGCTGAAATAAAATTAGAAAACGGAACTGTATTAGTTGCAGAAAAGTTTGAAGCTGGTGAATCTGTATTTATTAAAACTGAAGATGAGCAAGTTGCTCTTCCAGTTGGTGAATATGAATTAGAAGATAAAACTATTTTAGTTGTAACTGAAGAAGGTTTAATTGACAGTATTAAAGAAGCTGCTAAAGAAGAAGCGGCTGAAGAAGAATTATCTGAAGAATCTAATGAAGAAGAAACTGAGTTAGAGGAACACGAGGATAAAGAAGAAATGAAATATGTGACCAAAGAAGAATTTGCGAAAGCGGTTGAAGAAATCAAAGCAATGATAGAAGCAATGGATCACAAAAAAAAGAAAGATGAAATGAGTGAAGAAGTAATAGAAGAAAAAGAAGAACTTTCTGCTGTTGCTGCTGAGCCTGTAAAACATAATCCTGAAGCTGAAGTTGATAATAAAGTAAATTTCCATATTGGAAGCAATAGAGCAAAAACAACTAAAGACAGGGTTTTTGATAAAATTTTTAACAATAATTAATATAAAATAAAATGGCGAATAGTTTAAATACACCAATTACAAGCACCTATGCTGGAGAATTTGCAGGTAAATATATCTCTGCTGCTCTTTTAAGTGCTAATACAATTGATAAAGGCGGAATAGAAGTAATGCCGAATATCAAATATAAGTCAACAATGAAGAAAGTTGCAACTGCATCATCTGTTATAGGTAATGCTGCCTGTGATTTTTCTGGAACTGCTGACCAAGTAACATTAACTGAAAGATTATTGCAACCAGAGGAATTTCAAGTAAACCTTGAATTCTGTAAGCAAGATTTCCAATCGGATTGGGAGGCTGCTGAAATGGGATTTTCTGCATACGATAAACTTCCACCTAAATTTTCTGATTTTATTATTGGACATGTAGCTGGTTTAGTAGCTGAAAAAACAGAACAGAATATTTGGGAAGGTGTTAATGCAAATGCTGGTGAGTTTGATGGTTTAGTTACTTTAGCTTTAGCTGATTCTGATGTTATTGATGTAGCATCTCACGCTGCTGTAACTGCTTCTAACGTAATTAATAAATTAGGTTCTATTGTTGATGCAGTACCTTCTGCTCTTTACAATAAAGAAGATTTACATATTTACGTATCACAAAACATCGCAAGAGCTTATGTAAGAGCTTTAGGTGGTTTTGCTACTTCAATTGGTGCTGCTGGTACTGATTCAAAAGGTACGCAATGGTATAACGCTGGTGGACAACTATCTTTTGATGGTGTAAAAATCTTTGTTGCTAATGGATTAGCTGATGATACAGCAATGGCGGCTCAAAAAAGTAACTTATACTTTGGTACTGGTTTATTATCAGATATGAACGAAGTTAAAGTTCTTGACATGGCTGACCTTGATGGTTCACAAAATGTCAGAGTAATAATGAGGTTTACTTCTGGAGTACAATACGGAATAGGTTCTGATATAGTTTTATACCACGCCTAAGAATTAATTAATAACAAGGGGGCTGAAATGCTCCCTTTATTTAACCTAACTATTTGAAAATCAAGTAGTTACAAAAAAAAAAATTTAATAATATGGCATGTGATTTAACAGCTGGTAGAAAAGTACCGTGTAAAGATGTAATTGGCGGCATAGTTAGAGCTTGGTTCATTGATTTTGGTGAATTAGGTACTGTAACAAAAACCAATGATGAAATTACAGATATGACAGGTACAATAACTGCCTTACAATATGATTTAAAAGGTACTAACAGTTTAGAAACTGCTATTACCTCAAGTAGAGAGAATGGAACAACATTCTTTGAAGAAACATTAACTTTAACACTACCTAAATTATCTAAAGAAGATAATAAGGAACTGAAACTAATGGCTTTTGGCAGACCTCATGTTTGTGTAGAAGATAGAAATGGTAATTTCTTTTTATGTGGATTAGAACATGGAATGGAAGTAACTGGTGGAAGTATAGCTACTGGAACTGCTTTCGGTGATTTAAGTGGATATACATTAACACTAACAGGTCAAGAATTAGAACCAGCTAATTTTATTGCTGGTGGTACTTCTGCTGACCCTCTTGCGGGAATGAGTTCAGCGACTGTAACAGTTACAGTAGGTACGAATAGTTAAAAAAGACGCGATTAGATAATTGTGTGATTCATAATATATAGTTTGATTGAAGGGGTGGAAGTGATTAGCCACCCCTTTTTTTATGTAAAAAATATGCAAATATTAACTACAAGTGGCACACGAATTATTAACTTTATACCAAGAGAAACAATAACTGGTAGTAAAACTTATAAATTAGTGATAAAATCAGAAGCTCAAAATAAAGTTATTGCAACAGATAATGATGCAACATTTACTGAATTAGATTATTATTATCAATATTCAACTACACAAGCATTAGTTGAAAATAATTACTATACAATTACAATTACTAATACGACAGATAACGCAGTAATTTTTAAAGATAAAATGTATTGCTCAGATCAAACACTTTCAGACTATGAAATTTCAAACGGTGTTTATATAGAACAAAGCACAGGAAACAATCAATTTGTATATTATGGATAATCTACACTTAATACAACTTAATCAATATGAACGACCTACTATTACAGAAGAACGTAATAGAAATTATGTATCAATAGGAGATAATAATGATTATTACCAAAACTTGATAGATTGCTATATGAATAGTACTACAAATCAATCTGTTATAAATGGTATTGTTAATCAAATATACGGTAAAGGTTTAGATGCTACTGATTCTAATAAAAAACCTGAGCAGTATGCTCAAATGAAAAGTTTAATTAAAAATGATTGCTTAAGAAAAGTTTGCCAAGATTTAAAACTATTAGGCGAGGCAAGTTTTCAAGTAACATACATAGGTAATAAAATATCAGCTATTACACATTTTCCAAGAGAAACATTAAGAGCTGAAAAGATGAACGACAAAGGTGAAGTTAAAAATTATTATTATGCGCCTGACTGGACTAAAGTTAATAGAAACAGTAAATTAAAAAAGTTTCCTATATTTGGTAGTGGCGCACAAAATGAAATATATATTATAAAAAGATATGTAACTGGGTTTTATTACTACAGCCCTGCGGATTATAATACCGCTTATGCTACACTTGAAAACGAAATAGCTTGCTACTTAATTAATGATACTCAGAACGGTTTTAGTGGTACTAAAGTTGTTAATTTTAACAATGGCGTGCCAGATCGAGAAAAACAACTTGCTATTAAGAATGATGTAATGCAAAAGTTAACTGGTAGCTATGGTGAGAAAGTAATTGTTGCATTTAATAACAATGCAGAAAGTAAAACAACTGTTGAAGATATACCGTTAGATAATGCACCTCAACACTATGAGTATTTAAGTTCTGAATGTTCTAAAAAAATAATGTTAACACATAGAGTTACTTCACCTTTATTAATTGGTTTAAGAGATAACAATAATGGCTTAGGTAATAATGCTGATGAAATACAAAATGCAAGTAGATTATTTAATAATGTTGTTATACAACCTTACCAAAATTTATTAATAGATTCTATTGATGAAATGTTAGCTGTTAATGGTATTAGTTTAAATCTATATTTTAAAACTATCGAGCCTCTTGAGTTTATGGATTTAGAGGATATTGATAATGCAGAAGTAGAAGAAGAGCAAACTGGTATTAAAGATGAAGAAACTGAATTAGAATTAATGGTTGCTAATGCTAAAAAAACTGCTTTAGATGAATTAATTGATTTAGGTATTGATGAAGAAGAATTATTAAAAGATTATGAAATGGTTCATAGTGCTGAGGTTGATTATGATTTAGAGGAAGAGCTTGATTTTGTAGTAACTGAAATAAATAAAACTTCTAAGAAAGAATTTGCAAGCACAGGTAGTGCAAAACCATATAGAGATAGTAAACAAGATGGAACTTCTAAAAAGAAAAAAGAAGAAGGTACTGAATTTTTAGTAAGGTATATGTATGAAGCAGCGCCTAACCCAGCAAGTAGCTCAAGAACATTTTGCGATAAAATGATGGCTGCTAAAAAAGTATATCGTAAAGAAGATATTATTGAAATGGGTAAAAAGCCTGTTAATGCTGGTTTTGGCAAAGGTGGTTCTGACACGTATTCAATCTGGCTCTATAAAGGCGGAGCGAGATGCAACCACCGCTGGACACGTAAACTTTATGCAAGAAAAGGCGGTAGAAGTTTAGGAGAAGCAATAAGCACAACACAAGCTATTAAAAGAGGTTTCAAGCCAGAAACAAACGCAAAGAAAGTATCTATTGCGCCAAAAAATATGAAGTATGCTGGATATACCGCAGCTTATTGGAATGAAAAAGGATTTAAGAAATGAGTAAAGCACTATTTGTAACACGACATGATATTTCAGTATTTACTGCTGCTAATGGTAATATAGATAATGACAAGTTGTTACCATTTATAAATCAGGCGCAAGACATACACATACAAAATTACTTAGGTACTGAGTTATATGTTAAAATACAAAATGAAATAGTTGCTAATACTTTAGCAAATCCTTATTTAGCATTGGTAAACGATTATATTAAAAATATGTTACTACATTGGAGTATGGTTGAATACTTACCGTATGCGGGAGTTAATATTACAAATGGTGGTATATATACTAAGAATCCTGAAAATAGCACAGCACTAACAAAAGAACACGTAGATAGCTTAATTGAAAGAAGTAGAACAACAGCACAGTTCTACACAAACAGATTTATAGATTTTATGCAAAATAACGCAGCTGGATTAATACCTGAATATTATAGTAATAGTCAGGAAGATATGTATCCAGATGATGTTGCAGATTTTGGAGGTTGGGTACTTTAAAAATATATTATGCCAGATAATAACATAGAATGGGGACAAGGTGCGGTAAACAACAATAATGATTGGGGTAAAGCAAAAGCTAATTCTACCAATAATTTTGGTGCTGTTTATGATGATTCGCCAAGTGGTGATACTAATATAGTAGGTGGCGCACCTGTTGTATCAATAACCTATTCTGCAAGTGCTTATTGTGCTGATGCAAGCGACCCTACACCAACCATACAAAATAATGCTGGCGCTGGCACATTTAGTTCAACTACTGGTTTAGTATTTATTAGCACATCTACAGGCCAAGTTGATGTTTCTGGTTCTACTGCTGGTAGTTATTTAATTACTTATACAGATACAGATGCTGCAACAGCTACATTTAATTTAACTATCAATGCACTACCAACTGTTGTTGTTAATCCTTCTGCTGGCACAATTTGCAATGGCGAAAGTACAATACTAACTGCAAGTGGCGCTGCTACCTATGTTTGGAACGATGGCAATACAGATAATCCAAGAACAGTATCGCCAACTACTACTACTTTATTTACTGCAACAGGAACTGATTCAAATGGTTGTACAAGTTCTGGTGCAACTACTATTACTGTAAATGCTTTACCTACTGTTGAAATAACAGGAACATTAACTTATTGCGCTGGTGGTTCAACTACATTGACTGCTACTGCTGGATTAAGTTCTTATTTGTGGAGTACAGGAGCAACTACACAAAGCATTACAGTTTCTACTGCTGGTAGTTATACAGTAACAGGAACTGATTCTAATGGCTGTAGTGCTACTTCTTCTGCTTCTACAGTTACAGAATTACCTTTAGATAGTGCAACAGTAACTTATAGTTCAAGTGCTTATTGTCAAATGCCAACTGGCGCAACTGCTGTAGATGGGTATTATCCTTTATATTCTACAGAATCAGCAGCACAGGCAGAAAGCTCAGATGGAACAGCACACTCTCACGTATTGGGTGGCGTTACTTATTATATGCCAAATGATGGTGTAGTAATGTATCATGGAACTTATTCACTAACAACACCAGCACCAAGTATTACAGGTGAATCAGGTACATTTAGCGAATCTACTGGCAATTTAACTATTGATAGTTCTACAGGTGTTATAAATGTTAATAGTTCAACTGCTGGAACTTATACAGTTGTATATACTACCAATGGAAGCTGTCCTAATACAATAAACAATACAATTACAATAAATGCTTTAGATGGTGCAACATTTGGTTATTCTGCAAGTAGTTTAGCACAAACAGGAACAGCAAGCTTAACAACTACACCAACTACTTCTGGTGGTGTTTATAGTGCTTATCCAAGTGGATTAAGTATTAATTCATCTACTGGTGAAATTGATTTAGCTGCTTCTACTATTCAATCCTATAAAATATTCTATGAAACAAGTGGAACTTGCCCTAATTCATCAACATTTGATTTAGCTGTTACTGCTGCTGGAATTGCTAATAATTTTAGTATGAGCTTTGATGGTTCTAATGATTATATAGATGTTGGAACTGGTTTAAAATCTACTTTTGATGGTGCTACAGCTTTTACTATTTCAGCTTGGTTTAAATATGACACAGCTAATCCAAATTACAGCACAATAATTCAACAAGAATATACTGTTGCTGGTGATAATTACTTAGCTACTGTTAGGTTGTCAAATACATCAACCCCGCAAATATCAAATAGAAACGTAACCTTGACAGATACAACAGCTTTAAATTTTGGACAATGGTATCATATTGTAAGTGTTTTTGATGGAAGCTCTCAAACTTTAACTATGTATATAGATGGCACTCAAGTAGCTCAAAATACTTCAGCTGGTTCTTCAATGCCAACAAGTGCATCTGGTTCAAAATGTATTATAGGAGCTAATGCTAATAATGATAGATTTTTAGATGGCTCTATTGACGAAGTAGCAGTATGGAACACAGTTCTAACATCTACACAAATACAAAGCATTTATGATGCAACTTCAAATAACCTAACTAAAGACTTGTCAACTATTGAACCTTCAAATTTAAAATATTGGAATCGTATGGGCGATTGATAAATTTAAGATATGAGCAACTACTATAATAGACAATGGCGATTGCCTAACAATGAGAATAAAGACAAGCAAAGTAACTATTCTATGGACTTTTCAGTTGACCAAGTTATTGTTTTAAATCAAAGTTTAGATTTAGGAACTAACAATACTGTAAGTTTTTGGATTAAAGGAGATTCAAGCGGCTTAAATGGTTCATTATTTGGTAAATCAGGAACTGATTATTTTATTACAATGTTCCCAAGTGCAGTTTATTATAAAATTGGAGGAAATTATGGTTCAGGGTTTTCGAATACATATACAGCAATCGTTGATGATAATTGGCATAATGTAGTTTTTGTTAGAAGTGGTGATTCTGTAAGTTCATATGTTGATGGCTCTTTTATTGAAACAAATACAGGTTATGGAACTACAACTTCAACAACATTTAACACAATCGGCAATAAAGAAAATTTAGCAGGTGACATTGTAGGTCAATTTGACGCTGTTTCTTGTTTTAATTACGCTCTTTCTTCAAGCCAAATAACAACTTTGTATGGTTCAAGCTCTACTGGTATAGGTAATCCAATGAGTTTATCTCCAGCTCCTGTTGCTTACTATCCTTTAGGTGACCAAGATGTTTTCAATGGTTCTAATTATTTAGTGCCTAATAGTTCTTTGAAAGATTATGTTTTTTCTTTTGATGGTTTAGCTGAAATTACAACTGGTGGAATATCTGGAATATCATCAAATACTACTGTAAGTTTTTGGTTTAACAATTCAACTGCTGCTGGTGGACAAGCACCTTTAATAGCATCTTTAAATTATACAAGTACCACTTATGAAAATTTTGCTTTTAGATTACAAACTACTAACATACTTCAAGCTGTTTTAGCAAAAAGTGGTAACTATGAAGTTTTACAAACAAGTGCAATTATAGATAATGCTTGGTATTTTGTTGCTTTAACAACTTCAACATCTGGTTCAAGTGTAACAGCCACTTTATATTTAAATGGAACACAAGTAGCTACTAATTCAGGTACAGATTTTAGTAATTTAAATGACTTACAAAATGGTTTAACAATAGGGCATTGGACAGCATCAGGAAATCAAAACAATTTTAACGGTAATATTTCAAACGTTCAAATATTCAACACAGCACTACCAGCAACAGGTTCTAACTCAGTAGAAACTCTTTACAATAATGGTTCACCACTTACATCAATGAGTGGATTTACTTCTTTACAAGGTTGGTGGAAATTAGACGCTTCTGCTACTTACGATTCATCAACAGGAAATTGGACTATACCTGATGACAGTTCTAATTCAAACGATGGCACAAGCTCAGGAATGACACAAGCCAATTTAGTACAAAGTGATTTAAGTTTTACAAGTGGTTACAGTCCGTATGCTTTAGATTTTGATGGAACAAATGATTATATAGATTGCGGTAATGATAGTAGTTTAACATTAACATCAGATTTATCATTATCTGCTTGGGTTAAAGTTTCATCACACGTAAATTATGCTGGTATAATATCAAAATTACAAACAGGCGGTGCTTATAATGGTTATCAAATAACTAATGGTGGTTCTTCTGGATCAGTTAGATTTTACACCGGCGCAAATGGCGGTGTAGATATAACAGCAACAGGGCTTTCTACAGGTGTATGGTATCATATTTGTGGAGTTATAAACCACTCTTCAAGCGTTGCTACTTTATATGTAAATGGAGCATCTGTTGGAACTGATACATCTTTTAACGCTCAGTCAACTGTTTCTAATAGTTTAAAAATTGGGCAAGACAATAACGCGCATTATTTTGAAGGCTCTATTTCAAATGTATCTGTTTGGAACGCAGCTTTAACATCTTCACAAGTAACAGAAATTTATAATGAGGGTGTACCATCTAACCTTAATAATCATAGTGCCTATTCAAACTTAGTAAGCTGGTGGCAGTTAGGAAGTAATAGTTCTTTTAATACTAACTGGACAGTATTAGATGAAAAAGGTAGTAACAATGGAACTTCTGTAAATATGACTGAGGATGATATTGTAGATGGTGTTGGAAGCTATGCCAATGGAACAAGCTCTGGAATGGGTGGAGATGAGGTTATAGGAGATGCACCCTACAGCACAGCAAATGCGCTTAGTGTGAACATGGATATAGCAGATAGAGTTGAAGATACACCAAGTTAATAATATTAAATAAATAAAAATGAGTGATAGAAAATACATAGTAATAGATTTAAGCAATACTGACAAAGTGCTTTTTTCTCAGGTTAATCAATCTTCTGCACAATCAGTTAGAAGAAATTTAGCTAATACACAATGCTTACTTTCTTACAGTGTAGAACCATCTTTTATTACTGATGGTAGTTTACCTATTGTAGGAAGTGTTATGACACAAAGCGAAGCACTAACGATGTTAGCTGGAAGTGACTGGACAGAGCCAATGCCTGAAGAATGAATTATTTAAAAACAGTAAGAATGGATGACCACACAATTTTAATAGGGTTAATTTCTGCATTAGGATTAAAAGAGATTTGGAATATTTGGAAGAAGAAAATTGATCTTAATGCAGCAAAAGAAGAACGTGAAGAAAATGTTTATGCAAAACAAGTTGATATTCTTACTAATAAAATTTCACAATTAGAAACTAAGATTGAATTATTAATTGAAGAAAATATACAATTAAGAGTTAAGATTGAAAGGATGCAAACAAGATTAGTTGTTTCTGCTAAGAAGAAAGTAAATAGAAAAAACAATGAGAAAGGTTAATAAAATAGTTATACATTGTACTGCTACAAAAGAAGGTATTAATGTAAGCCCTGCCACAATAAAACAATGGCATTTAAAAAGAGGTTTTTCAGATATAGGTTATCATTATATTATTGGTATTGAAGGTAAAATAAATGCTGGTAGACCAGTATCAAGAGCTGGCGCACACGTTAAAAACGGTAATAGTGATAGCATTGGTATTTCTTATGTTGGTGGTTTAGATTCTAATGGTAAAGCAAAAGATACAAGAACAGAAGCACAAAAAACATCATTAATTAAAATACTTAAAGTATTAAAAAACATTTATCCACAAGCAAGTATTCATGGTCATCGAGATTACTCACCTGATAAAGATGGTGATGGAGTAGAGGAACACGAATTTATGAAGCAATGTCCTTGCTACAATGCGGAAGAAGAAGCGTATGAGCTTGGATTACAACCAAAATCTTTTAAACCAAAAACTAAAAAAGTAAAGGATAAATTAAATGGAAAAAAACAATCAAACTAACTTAGAGGATTTAATTAAAAAATTAGAAAATCTACCAGTACCAGAAAGAACGTGTAATATTGATGATGAAACTTGCGAAAGCTGTAGTGGATGAATAAATTAAAAGATACTAAAATAGGAAAGTTTTTAGCACAAAAAGCACCAGATGTTTTAGATGTTGCTGGTTCTTTATTACCTGATGCTGGTTTATTAGGCGTGGTTAAAAATTTAATAGATAAAAAACCTGATCTAACAACAGAAGAAAAACAAGAAATCCATAAACAATTAGTAGAGTTTTACAAGTTAGAAGTAGAAGATAGAGATTCAGCAAGAAAACGTGAAGTTGAAATATCTAAAGTAAGAAAGTTTGATTTAATGTTTAATTTAACTGGTTTAGTTGGTTTAGGTACTTTTGTATTTTTAGTTTATTGCATTGTGTATATTACTATACCAGAAAGTAATGAAAAAACATTTTATACATTAATAGGTTTATGTGAGGGAATAGTGCTTTCTATATTTGGTTTTTACTTTGGAAGTGTAGCTAAAAAGTAAAGCATAAAAAATTTTATTTATATTTAACAAACTTGTTAAATGAAATCACACAAAAAAAGATTCCGAGATAAAACGGGTAATCCACGCTATAGGCTTAACTCAGACGAAGCACAAATTATAAACGATTATAGAAGATTAAAACTTGAAGCACAAGCTGAGGGTTTAAATCCTAACGATGTTCATAGTGGTTGGATAAAAAACAAAAAAGCAAGTTTATATTTTAAAAACCCTAATTTTAAACAAAACGATTTAAAAGAGTTTAAGCAACGATTATTAAAAGAGTTAAGAGAATACTCACCAAACTTTAATAAGATCGTTAAACCTAAAGTAAACGATGGACATTGCTTGTTAATATCACCAGCAGATATTCATATTGGTAAATTATGCAAAAGTTTTGTAAGTGGTGAAGAGTACAATAAACAAATAGCAGTACAAAGAACTTTAGAAGCTATTGATGGTATATTACAAAAAAGTAATGGTTTTAATATAGATAAATTAATATTATGTATTGGTAACGATATTATGCACATAGATACTCCAAGCGGTGGTAAGACCACTAAAGGCACAGTACAAGATGTTGATGGTATGTTCTTTGAACATTTTCATATAGCTAAAAGATTATATATAAATATTATAGAAACATTAATTAGTTTTTATCCAGATTTACACGTAGTATATAATAGCAGTAATCACGACTACTTAACAGGCTTTTGTTTGGCTGATACTATTGCAACTTACTTTAGAAATAGTGAAAATATAACTTTTGATATTAGTTTACAACATAGAAAGTATTATACATACTATAATAATTTAATTGGTTCTACACATGGTGATGGTGCGAAATGGGATTTACTACCTTTATTAATGGCTGATGAATGTTCTGAATGGAGTAGTACTAAATACAGATATATGTTTACACACCATATTCATCACAAGATAAGTAACAAAGATTTAGTAGGTTGCACACTTGAAAGTTTTAGAAGTCCTTCACCAGCTGATAGATGGCATAATAAAATGGGATATACCTCATCAAATAACCAAGCAATAGAGGGGTTTATTTTTTCTAAATACAATGGCCAAGTAGCCAGAATTACACATTTATTTTAGAATTAACATTTAATTGTTAATAAAGTTTTTATTGTGTTTTGTAATTTGTAATGTATTTATATATATATTTACAAACATAAACTTAAAACTATTATTATGAAAACAATTAAAGATCTAAAAAACTGGATAGAAAAAGCAGAAAAAAAATATGGCAAAGATGCTTTGTTGAATTTATGTATTAACGATGATTACAATACGCCTGTTAGCGCAGAACTTGAAAGTATGCCTACACATATAAGTGGTGTAAACACAACTAATTATATGCAAGCAAATTTATCTATATATTTAAAACCTATTTACGACAATAATAAATTAATAAAAATAACAGAAAGAAGAAATTATTCATTAATAGATAAAAATTATGGAAATATTTAACAACTTTAATCAAATATTTAACGATTTAGAAGAGCTTACTGAGTTAGCAAAAAAGATTGATAAACAAAGTAAATTAATAAACAAAAATAAAAATGTAAATTATGAGTAGAGAAATATCATATACAATTAGAACCTTTTATGTACCAGCAGAAAAAATTGATACGTTAGTTAGGTTTCAGAACAAATGTAAAGAGAATGGACATAAATCTTATTCTCAAGTAATACTTAAATTAATGGAACAATACAACGAATTATGATACATTACCCGCATCCGCACAATGAACACTACCACAATGAAAATATTAATCATTGGTGGGCTTATGAAACTAACAGATACTTACAGGATAGATTAAGAAACTTAGTAGTAAGAGCAAATTGGAACAAACGCATTATCTGTAGAATACATTTATCACCCAACGATTTAGAAATACATAAACACAGATTTGATAATTTTATTTCACAATTAGAAAACATTGAAAAGCAATTAAAAATAATTGCAATTCAATACAATGAACAAAGAATGAAACAATTAAAAACTATATTTACAAAAATTAGAAACTATGAAAATTAAAGAAATTGCACAAAAATATAAACTATCCAAAGATGATTTTTGGGAGTTAAAAAGAGGTACAAGAAGTATGTGGATTATTACACATGATGCTTGTGAGAAAATTGCAGCACAAGAAAATATACAATTTGGCGCACCTACAATTTAT